ACATGGTTTGGTTGGGATGTGTCAAAAGCTGGTCCTGTTGAAAATAGAGGAATCTATGACATGGCTAAAACTTTTGCAGCGTCTGTAAGTAAAGGTGAAGTAGAAGCTAAACCTGAAACCAAAGAAGCTAAAAAAGAATTTAGTTTATAATTTCCTGCAGGGATGGGCGTTGAAGCTAGCGTGGAGACGCCCGCTCGTAATTTAATAAAGAATATAAAATGAATAAAGAACCTATAAATTATATAGATTGGTTAGAGTTGGGAAGGGTAATTATACCCTGTCTCAAGGGTACTCCTAAGGTTAAAAAATATACCGACCCAGATTTTAAAATAGAGAAAGATATATGGAAGAGAGACCACGAAAAAGCAGAAATAGCATTAAGATTAGATCATGATGTTGATTTAGATATAGATAACGAATTTGTAAAAAAATTTATTCCATACTACATTAAAGATTGTGGTGCAATTTTTGGAAGAGAAGGAAATCCAACAAGTCATTATCTTTGGACTAACAGAAATCAAATACTATTTAAACAATTTCAATTACCAGAAGAGTTTCAAAAAGACTATGAAGCTTTTCCACATGGTTCAATGATATGTGAACTACGTACTGAAAAAAAAAGATATACTATAGTTCCAGGTTCTTTACATAGTAAATCAAAAACAAATGTAAGATGGGAAAAGTTTGAAGAGATAAGAGAATACCAAGGAAACTTATCTATAGATGTAGGTAAAGTTGCTTTGTCTGCAGCACTTACAATTATATATCCTGGTGCAGGAAGTAGAGATGAATACTGCACTGCGATTGCAGGAATATTAGTTAAGCATACAGACTGGACTGACGAAGAAATAGATAATTTTGTATCTCGGATCGCGGAACATGCAGATGATGAGGACTTAAAAAATAGATCAAAAAAAGGAACCTCAAGTAGGAAAACAAATAAAAAATTTGGAATAAATAAAATTCATGAAATTACAGGTTATAGTCATAAAAGCATAACAGGTTTATTTAATTGGATAGGTTTATTTAAAGACGTATCTTTACAGGTATCAAAAGACACTATTGAAAAAATAGAAGAGTATGGAGCAAACAGGTATTACGTACATTTAAATGTACCACAAAAAAATGTAGATGGAGTTGGTTTAAAAACAGTTAAGGAAAAAATTTGGATTGATGGTGAATCACTTATGAATTTAAAATTGTTTTGTGACATTGCTATGAGTCAAGCAAAGGTATGGATACCTAGAATGACACCAAAAGAATTTGAAGAAATAATGATGGCTAAATTTTACAACAGGGAACAGTCAAAAGAATATGTAAAAGAAGCAGAAGAAGACTCTAGATTTAAAATGTTTTTCTTAGACTATTTAGATACAAAAGGTGTTTATACAGATAAGGAACAGTTAGCTATTTATAAATTACCTTATTATAATAAAGAAAAAGAAAGAATAGAATTTGATTTAAACAACTTTGAAAAAGAATTAATGAAGAATAGAGTAAATTTAAAAAGACAAGATCTTGTTCATAAAGTTCAAACTATTTTAAAAGGTAAAAGAAATCCGGGTAAATATAAAAATAAATCTTGTGTTGCTTGGATAATAAACGGAGAAAAAATAGAAGATAATAAATTAATATGGGAAGGAGAATCTGTCTATATTGGAGACAGTGCAGGTGATGAATAGTTTAAAGATTCCAAATTTTATTCCAGGCCCTCCAGGCACAGGTAAAACTCACAAATGGTTAAAAAACAAATACATTGAGTTTTTAAAAAAATATCCTTGGGATAGAATTGTAATTTTATCTCACACAAATACAGCAGCTGATGAAATTGTAAAAGCTGTAAACAAATTACCAGAGCTAGAAAATATTTCAGACACAAATTTACAAGATCAAATATGTACTATCCACTCTTACTTTAAAGCAGAATATTTAAATATAAAAAAATATGAACATGAAGATCATAAAATTTTTTGTAAAGAAAATTCAGGTATGAATATTAAAAAAAAAAATATTTCTTGGGATAAACATCCTCTCTATGAATTTATTTCTCATGCGCACGGTAAAGGTTACGACTTAACTTCTGAAATAGAACTTGAAAAGTATTGGGCTTTTTGTGAAAGATCTCGTTACGAAGGTTATCATCTTCAAGGACCAGGTGGTTTATTAGAGTTAAAGAAAAAATATGATGAATACAGAGATAATGAAGAACATAAAAGAATATCTTTTGTAGACATGATAGATAATTTTAGATTTAAGGCAGCTATACCTACTGATATAGATGTTTTGATAGTGGATGAAGCTCAAGATTGTAGCAAACCTCAGATAGCTGCTCTACAAAAAGCAGCTACAAATGCAAAAGAATTTATTTTTATAGGAGATGCTGATCAAACTATTCACGAATATGCAGGGTCAGATCCGGAATACTTTTATCAATTAGCTAACACAGAAGAAGCAAAAGCTAATGAACTTACTGAAGGTTTAAGATGTGGCCAAACTATTAACAAAATATGTAGAAATATTATTGCACCTGTGTGGAAAGAATACGGTAGGTACTCAGAAAGAACTTGGACTCCAACGGATGTTATTGGAAAATCACATTACATACCTAGATTAGATCAAGGATGTAAAGCAAAAGATATTTTAATTAATAAAATTTTAAAAACAGATGAAACATTTTTATTTACCTATAGAGGCAACCCTACTCATAAATCTGTAAACACATTTCTTCAAGATAGTGGAATAGATTATAAAATGGTATCAGGCAGTGCTCATGTATCTAGAGAACATTTTAGTTGTTTTAAAAATTGGAAAACTTTTATGAATGGTAAAGTTTCTAAACAACAAATAAAAGATTATTGGAAGTTAATGGGATCGAAAGTAAAAGTCAATGGTTTAGGTGATGTTGATAAACTTAAAACTCTAATTGATAGAGATTATAATATACAAGAACTTATAGATGCAGGTTATTTAAAACCAGAAGTAAAACAATTTGAAAGACTTTCTCAACTTTTAAATCATGAAGCCTTATCTAAAAATGAAAAATTAATTGATAAAATACCTTATATTAATAAGGTTCTAAATAATGGTATGGACACAACTAAAAAACCAAGAGTTCAACACGATACAATACATAAAGTAAAAGGGTTAACTTTCGATAATATAATAGTTGATTTATCTGTTTGGAGACCTGAACCTCGTAATTTTGAACCTGTAAGATTAGCTTATGTTGCTTACAGTAGAGGTAAAATAGATTGTTGGACTATAGGATCTTCTGGTCCTTATTCTTTAGCAAAAATACAAAACAATTGGAGAGAAATCTTAGAACTTTAAAGGAGGAAACATGACAGAAGAAAAATTTTTTCGTTTTATTAAAAGAATGGAGAGAGAAGTGTATGGAGATGAAAAGGAGGAGGAAGAAGATGACGAACAAAGAATTATTTAAAGGAACGACATATAGTTCATTGGAGGAGCAGGTAGGCGGGAAGCACTACCGCTCGATGAAAATTCAACCTGCGGAATTTATTAACGAAAATAAACTCTTGTTTGCCGAAGGAAATGCTATAAAATATATTTGCAGGCATTCTATGAAAGGAAAAGAAGAAGATATTAAGAAAGCAATACACTATTTAGAAATGATATTAGAAAGGGATTACAATGTGTAAACATCCAATTGATCTAGATTTAAAAGATGTAGATACAGTAGCTATTGATATAGAAACCTGGGACCCAAACCTTAAAACAAAAGGTTTAGGTGCGATCAGGCAAGATGGTTTTATTACAGGGGTAGCCGTAGCTACCGGTAAAGACACAGTTTATTTTTCATTAAAACACAGTGACGATGACAAATCAGAAGAAGAATTAAAAGAGTTTTGGGATCAAATGAATACAAAACTTTTACAAAACGATAAAATTGCAAAGGTATTTCATAATGCAATCTATGATGTTTGTTGGTTAAGAGCAACAACAGGGAAGATGTTAAAAGGAAGACTATTGGATACAATGGTAGCTGCTTCTGTAATTGATGAGAATAGATTTAAATATGGATTAGATGCTTTGGGTAAAGATTTTCTTGGTGAAAATAAATACAAGTATGACTTACAAGAAAAAACTTTAAAGTATTCTGGTGGTTTTCAAAAAGATCCGATGTCTAACATGCACAAACTACCTTCTAGTGTAGTAAAAGATTATGCAAAACAAGACGTAGACTTAACTTTAAAATTGTGGAATTTATTTAATAAAAAATTAGATGAAGTATTATACATAAAACCAGAAGACAATAAAGAGTATACATGTAGAAATATATTTGAATTAGAAACAAGATTGTTTCCTTGTCTAGTTGACATGAAATTTAAAGGGGTTAGGATAGATACCCAAAAACTTGAACGTCTTGGTAAAAGACTAACACTTAGAAGAGACAATCTTTTAAAAATAATAAAAAAACATACACAATTAAATCTTCAATTGTGGGCAGCAACTTCTATAAAACAATTACTAGATAATAGAAAAATAACAAACTTTGAAAAGACTGCTAAGTCTAAAATGCCTAAACTTCCAAAAGATTATTTAAAAACTCATGAAGATAGATTTTTAAGAATGGTATCAAAAGCAAGAGAAGCTGATAAAGCTGTAAATACTTTTATCGAAGGTTTAAAAGGTTATGTCTACAAAGGTAGAATACACGCAGATATAAATCAAATTAGAGGAGATGGTGGAGGAACTGTAACCGGTAGATTCTCAATGAGTAACCCAAACCTACAACAGATACCTTCTAAAGGTTATATAGGAAAGAAGATGAGGGAGTTATTTATACCCGAGGAAGGCCATAGATGGGGTAGTTTTGACTATTCTCAGCAAGAACCAAGGATTGTGGTACATTATGCAATAAAGAAGATATTAAGAGAATTAAAAGAAAATAAAGACGTAGGCGTATCTAAAGAAGGTAAAGAATTAAAAAAACAATTTGATGATTCTAAAGCAGACTTTCACCAGATAGTAGCTGACATGGCTAAAATATCTAGAAAACAAGCTAAAACAATTAATCTTGGATTGTTCTATGGTATGGGTAAAGGTAAGCTACAGGCAGAATTAAATTTAAATACAGCTCAAGCAAAAATTTTGTTTGATACTTACCATAGAAAAGTTCCTTTTGTTAAAAAATTATCAGATGGTTTGATGGGTTTTGCTAAAAGTAATAAATTAATTTTTACTCTTGAAGATAGGTTTTGTAGATTTGATAAATACGAAAGTGTTAATAAAAGATGGAACAATAAAATACGTAAGTTTCAAGAATGGGACCCTGAAGCTAAATCAATAAAACAAGAAGATGATACGATTAAATATGAAGGTGATTGGATTACTCCTAAACTACTATCAAAAGATGATGCTTGGTCTAAATTTAAATTGTTATATAATGCTAAAACATTATCTAAAAAAGAAAATCCTAAAAGTCCTGGTAAATATGAAGAGCTTACAGGAAAAGAAAGACAGTACTGGTTTGGAGAATACTTTACTCCTGCTTTTACTTACAAAGCTTTAAATAGATTGATACAAGGATCAGCTGCGGATATGACAAAAAAGGCAATGGTCTTGTTGTATGAAAAAGGTATAGTCCCTCACATCCAGATACACGATGAGCTTTGTGTATCAATCAAGGATCAAGCAACACGGATCACGGTTCAAGAAACAATGGAGACTGCAATACCTTTAGTGATTAAAAATAAAGTGGACTATGAATCTGGACCAAACTGGGGTAATATAAATGAGGAATAATTATGGCTTACTTGAATGCAAACATACCGGCAACTTATGCACAAATAAGAAGAGAATATTTATATGATTGTAAAAAACATCATGGAGAAGTTGAAGACTGTATTATCTTTGGTATTAGCGCTCTTACAGGAAGGGCTGTATTATTTCATGCTATTATGGAAAACGGTGCAATATTTTATCGCTTACCAATTAGCGCGTTTATTCAAAAGGGATTTGAACCATCCGGAGTGCCCACAAGACGACTTGATGAACTTCAGCTCTGGAATTGTTTTTCTTATTATCCTTCTGTCCATCGTTGGGATATTTTAGACGGACAAGCCGGTAAGTATATCGGAAAAGATAAAAAATGGCATCCAGGTAAGTACTTATTTACTGTTGACTTTGCACATCCAGATAGTAACATACTAGACACTGATCATTCAGAGATTCCGCACGAACATAAGTGCGCTCACATAATTGCCTTAGATGACGGTAATTTTGCAGCACAACCTAACAACAGATGTATATGGGACCTACCTTCTTTTACAGTAAAAGATAGTACTCCTGACTGGAAAGTGCAAACTTCTGAATGGAATGTAGAAGATAGCAGGGCTTGGCGCACTGAAGACACAGACAAGTTCTTCTATGAAATCGAGGAGAAAAAAAATGATTAAAAAAATGAAAAGTAAAGCTATGCATTACTGGTCAGACCACAAGATTGAATGTCTTGTATTTGTCATTCTTGTTGTAGCTTACATAACTAAGTAATGCGTAATGAATATATTAGATATATTAAAAAAAAATGTAGTAATGGTTCCGGTTGTAGCATCTGTTATAGTCGGGACTTTTACAGGTGTTAGATATATCGTAAGTTTGACAGAGACTATCAATCAAAATCAAGCAGCAATTGAAAAAATACAGAAAACAGATTTAAAAAATCAAATCGGATACATCGCTAGAATACAAGAAAATCAAAGTCATTTATTGTTAAATATCGAAACCAACAAAGGTAATACTATTGTTACAAATGATAAACTTAAAACAATGGAACAAAAAATAAATGAAATGGAAAAAGATTTTAAAAATTTTTTAATTATGCGTAGTACATTAACAGGAGAAAAATAATATGGAGTGTGCCAGTATGAATTATTATTTTACAGGTGCGTTAGTCATAGCTTTTGTTATATTAACAGTAATTGTAGCACCATTATGAAATATTTAATTATATTTATTTTAACAGCAGGGTGTGTAAAGAGTGAACATGATTTTATAACTGCTCCTCCTGGTTTAACTTCTGCAATATATGAACAATTAATAAGAATAGAAAATGAAAATAAGTGAAAATACATCAATAAGTATGCCTATGAAAAATATGCTAGCAATCATTGCTGGTGTAGCCATGGGTGTCTTTGCATATACAGAGGTCACATCTAGACTGACAAGCCTTGAGACATCAAGAGAACTGTTTCAGGCAGACTTACTCAAGAAGAGTGAGCAATTACCCACGGACCAAGAACAATACATGTTGATAGAAGATTTGTACAAGACAACGGAGAAGTTAGAAATAACTCAAGAACAAAACATGACGAACAAGGTTAATATAGAATTCTTAAAAGCACAACTAGAAAAAGCATTGGCTGATGTAGAACAATTAAAAGATAAGGTAAGAGCAA